AATTTCACTATTAACAATAAGTGGGTTCAGTCGTAGGAATATGTCTTGTAAACCATTTCGGTTGTAGAAGAATAAACCTTTAGGAAAGTCAAACAGGTAAGCGCCACCATCTCCTTCAACAACATGCTGAGGATATTCCACGCCTGTAGTTGTAGAAATCTCAACTAATTGGAAGTTGTCTACGTCATAACCCATCAACAAGAAGATTGCGTTGGGTTTAAATATTAATAGTTGTCCGTCCACAATTGCTAAAGCACGGATACCTTCTCCACCAGCACCAATGTCAATGTAGTCATTCTCTTCCCAGTCTTCAGGGAGACCTTCGTGTGACCAACGTAAACGGTTTGGATAAGGAGTAGAGTTCTCAATAGTGTTTGCTACAAACATCTTGTTTGCGTGAGCCTTAATAATATTTGCTCTAGGAGCATAACCACCAACAGGAGCAGCGTAAGGCTGCCAGTTTCCAGTACCAGAAGCAATAAGAGTTGTTGCGTTACCACTACCAGTCCACTTGTAAATGTTTGCGTTACTGCTACCAGCAGCAATATACAAGTTCTGTTCTCATTGAGTAAATGCTGCCCCGTTTGTATTAGAAACAGTTAGTAAACCAGCGGCTACATTCAATCGCGTGAAGTTGGCACCAGTGGAATACCACACTTCTCCAGAGGTTACAAGAAAGCCAGTTGACATCATAATGTATCTGGTGCTCATATCATAAAAGAAAGTGCTCTTTGGATTCCAAGTAGCCTGAGTCACAGCAATAGGCGTTGTGTTCTTGAAATGTATTCCTGCCCTAGTAAACAGACCACCACGAGGGTCAATCTCCATGTTGATTAAGAAAGGAGATTCGTTTTCTGCCAACTGGAATTGGTCAGCACGAAAGTTGAGTCCACCAGTAAAGTCGTTCTTTAGTTTGAAGACGATATTACGAGCCATAGTTAGTTATTCCAGAATATTAAGTTGCCATCTCGTAATGGGAATGCAGCATTGTAGTAAGGGCTGAGTTGCAGACCACCAGAAAGAACCAAGTCTTGGTTGGAGTTAGGTGCAGTAATGTTTGTACGAGCCAGGGTGATTCCTTGGTCAAAGTGATTCATGTAGACAGCAGCCATCTCAGGGTCTTCCTGGAATTGGAAGCAACGCGCTGTAACAAAGTTGATAATCATAATAGAAAACTCGTCGTTAAGGTCAACGGTCAAACCTGGGTCTGTCAGCCATGCATAACTGGGTTGACGGAAACCACGAATATTAAATGTATAAACACCGTTTGGCTTGGGGTAGATGTTTAAACCACCAGCCCACATAGAGAAATAAGTAGGGAATCCTGGTTGGTCAGATGTACCGTTCCAGTATCGTTGAGCAAGGAATTCATCAACATAGACAAGTTGGTTACCGCCTGATGTTTCATTAGTTACAGAAATGAGTTGACGGATGTCGCTAAAATCATTACCTACGCTCGTGCCAGTAGCAGTCGTATGAACTTGCGTAAATCCTGTAGAGTAACGTCGTTGGGCGTTTACGGTATCCAATGAATAGGTTGTTTCAAACCATGGCCATTTGGTGTACAGAGACACTATGCGTTGATACGCTTCTTTAATAAATGTGTCTACAAGGTCTTGGGTAATATCATCAGAAGCACCAGCCCCAATACTAAGGTCGGTGATGTTCTCTACTAGAGTTCTAATCTGAGTAATATTAAGCGCCATCGGTTACCTCGTCCTTTGGACCGTGTTTAGCCCAGTGTTCTTCTTTTTCTTTAGCCTTATCCTCTAAGCGCTGCTTTTCAATCTCTTGAAATTGAGCCTTGTACTGGATGAGGCGTAGGGCTTCTTCGCCCTTAACCATTCCGTCATTACCTTTTATAAAAGATTGCAAGTGACCGAAGCAAAGAGGTGTTCCTTTTGCTGGATTTGCTTTGCAGGAGTAGTCATCCCACGCACATAAGGTGGCTGCTTCTACGTACGGAACTCCACTTTCGGGTGCGAGCATCGTACCTTCGGGCGTATACACCGAACGAACCGTAACGTCCTTGGCACCGTGAGCACCAATGACTGGTTCCGTGCCTGCTAATACTTGACTACCCTGAACAAGGGCATAACCTACTGGTTGAATATTTGACATTTAATCACATCCTTCTATATATAAAGCATTTTTCTTACACTTGACCTTGTATATACAGAATCGTTGACACCGACCACACCCGAAGGATAAGTGCAGCCGATGCCAACGAAAACTGTTGCTTGTCGGGTGTAACCCTTATATCAGGTCAAACCAGTGAGGGTTGCCTGACGGTCGCGGTTAGAGCAAGTCAGAGCGCCGTAAGCGAGGATGGCTGCGTAGCGAGCGTCCTTACCGTTGACGATACCTTGCTGGAATGGGGTTGTGGTGAACCAGTTGCCAGCCATGCCAGTCAACTTGAGGTACTTGGTGTTCAAGAAGGACATGCGTCCTGAAGTAGCAACCTTGTCAAACACAACTGGAGTTGATTTGAACATCAAGTTTTGGAAGCCAGCGTTAGCCTTGGAGACGTCCTGATAACGAACGTTTGGAGTCAACAATGCTTCGTACTTCTGGTACTGAGCCTGCGTGGTGACGATGATATCGGGGACATCATTGCCCTTTGACGCATCGTTGTAAGCCGCTGCCATGTTCAGCAAGGTGAGAGCACCACCGACGTTGGTAACCGTAGGGTTCCACCATGTTTCAGTAGCGCCATCAATGCCACCAACTGAGTTACCAGTCGTTCCAGCAATGACGTCAATTCCGAAGAAGTTGGTCGTCGCGCCAGTACCAGTGAATAACTGCTGGTTCATGAGTTCCTGCAAGGAACCTTCAGCCTGAGTAATCTTAGCATTGAGCAACTTGATAACCTGCTCCTTGCCACGGTTCTTGGCTTCTTCAATACCGCTGATTGAGATACCAGCAGCGATTTGCTTCCACTCGTACTGTGCGGCTGAGATACCATCTGCCATTGTGGTGGTGATGGTGTCAAAACCTGCGTAGACGGCAGCAGTACCGCTGTCTGCGTACAATACGGGCTCAACAATTGAGGCACCGCCTGTTTCAACAACAACGCGACCCTTCGTGTTGAGGTGGTCCAAAAGCACGTTGGCTTTGAAAATGTTGTCTACGAGTGTGTCTCGGTAGTTGTTTAGAGTTGTGGATAGAACTTCATTAAAGTCTGGGTTTCCAGCCATTTGATTTACCTCCTAGGTAAAGTTGGGTTGATTTTAGAGACCTAACTGCTTTTCAGCCGCTAAGAATGCCTCTAGTACAGATTTGGATTGTGTAGGTACAACGGCATCGCCCCTTGAAGAACTTCCGCCAGAGACTACTTGGGCTGATTTCTTAGCCTGTGTACGTTGAGAAGTTTGAGCAACCTTTCGCGTTGCTTCGCCTCTCTCGGTGTAAACCTTGTCAAATTGAATTAGTTTAAAGGTTTCTTCCAGATTCTGAGAACCGCTTGCTAGTGCTTTGACAATTACCTCTTCACGGTTAAAGTCTTCGCCGTACTTACGTTCAAGGGCAATGATTTCATTCTCTACTTCGGAAAGTGTTTGCTTGTATTCCAAGTCACGTTTCCACGCTTTGATTTCATCAAGTTCCTTGACTAAGGGGTCAACCCAAACGTCTTCCTCATAAAGGGGTTGGACATTCTGTTGGCTAACTCCATAGTGTTGCTGCAGCAGATTGAGAGTTCCTTGCGGGTCTCGGGATAACGCTTCCGCTAACGCCGATGCCGTTTGTACATCTTGCTTCTGCTTACTGAGTTCCTGTGTCTTACGGGTATAATCCGATTGACGCTGGTATCCAGCAAGAGCCTCACTGAGCGGTACTTCAACCATCTCCCCATCTATCTTGATAACCACAGTTTTACTGCCGTACTCATCAAGGTCTAAATATTCAGGGTAATAGTCTTCGTCCAACTCGGACTCAACTGCTTCCTCATCGGTATAATCAACTTGTCCTTCCGAATCTTCAAATTCGTCTAGGGGTTGGTCTACTTCAATATCAGCATAATTTTCTTCATTAATCATATGTAGGTTCCGTCCTTCAAATGGTTGTCCTACATATAAAGCACTTTTCTTACATTGGTGGTGCTGGTAGCACTCCTGATTCAACTAAAACCTGAATTACTTCAGGCGTGAATCCACCTCGTGTTATGATTTCCTGTAACAGTTCAGGTGGTAATTGAATTAAGATTTCTGGCGGAATCAACTCACTACCAGGTATTTGTGCTAGTTCTGGTGGAATTTGCATCGGAGGTGCGCCTTGTTCAGGAGCCATTCCTTGTTCTCCCATAATCTGAGCAAGTAGTTCAGGTGGTAATCCTGCAAGTTCAGGTGGCAAACCTGCTGGTGGTGCGCCCTGTGCTGCCATTTCTGGTGGCAATGGTGCTTCTCCGCCTCCTTGAATCATTGCTGCAATCTCGGGTGGAATGCCAGACATGTCTTCTGGTGCGCCAGCGGGTGGTGCTTGAGGTGGTGCTTGTGGAGGTGCGCCTTCTTCTTGAGGTGCGCCTTCTTCTTGAGGTGGGTTCAGATACTTCTCAATATCCTTAAC